TGGAACTCTGGTTCAGATGCTAACAAAGAGATCGCTCGTCTACAAAAACGTAGATTACATTTCATCTCAAACATCTTGGTTGTATCAGATCCTAAACATCCAGAAAATGAAGGCAAAGTAATGCTATTCAAGTATGGTAAGAAGATCTTTGATATGATCATGAATAAGGCTCGTCCTACATTTGAAGATGAAAAGCCAGTAAACGTGTTTGATTTATGGGAAGGTGCAAACTTCAAGATCCGCATGCGTACGGTTGAGGGTTACCCTAACTATGATCAGTCTGCATTTGCTGAGCCAACACCAGTTGCTCCATCAGATGAGGCTATCCTTAGCGTAGTAAATCGTCAAGTTAAACTTGGTGAGTTCCTTGAAGATAAACACTTTAAGTCATATGATGAACTTAAGGCTAAGCTTGATTCAGTGTTGAGTGGTAGTGGACCTGTCCCTACTGCAGAACAGTTGACTAATGAGCCGTTACCTATTGCAGAACCTAAAACTTTTGCATCAGCACCAGCTCCTTCTTATACAGCTGCTCCAGCACCAAGTAAAGCACCTGAAATCAACGATAACGATGAGTTCGATATGAGCTTCTTCCAAAAGATCGCTGATGAAGGATAAGTTATAAAGTAATTAAAAAGGGAGCTTACGCTCCCTTTTTTATGTTGAAAATCTGGATCTATAATAGTCTTTTATAGACGTATCTGAGTTTCTGACATTAACCTTCATTAAGTTATTTTGTGTAGATTTAGTAATAGTTGTTGGTGCATTAACGATGTTAGTAGCAGGTGTTGCAAATGGATACATTGCGCCTTCTTCATTTTCTGCAGATTTTTCATATATGACTTCAGCAGCTGTGGCTGGAGGGGTTACTACGTTTTCAGGTTTTACTTCAATAGCTGGAGCCATAATGGGCTCTGAGGTTTTCATTGGGGTTTCTGTTACAGTTGGTGTTTCAACTGTAGATGATTGTTCTGGTGCAGCAAGAGCTGCGAATGGTTTCCATGGACCAAACTTCTTGCCAAATATACTTAATGGTCCAATGCTAATCTTAGTTAATATATCTTGTAACCATTTCATTGGTGCAAAGAACATATCTATGAACTTAGAATAAAGATCTTTAAACGAGAATGAGTCTAAGAATTCAGATGCTTTGTCAAAGCCAAGCTTATCTAATATCCATGAACTAATGTCTTTGATTAAATCTAAGAATCCACCTAACGTAGCATCAAATAAACCTTTTAATCCTCCCTTAATCGCTCCAACTAGTCCATCTTTCTTAAATCCTGAAGTTATACCTTTGATAGTATCAATGACTGCAAGGACTATTAAGATAGGCTCAAAGATATACTTGACTAATGATGATGCGGTTTTTATTAACCCGCTAAAAATTTTTAAGGAACTAGCCATAGTTTTAAATGTTCCAATAATTCCATTAACAGGACCGCTAATTAATTCTGTGATGACTATAAAGGCTTTTTGGAATGGAGCTATGAATTCTTTTATAGCTTTACCTATCTGACTAAATATTGTTATTTCTTTCTCAAATCTAAGGAACTTCTTTATCTTTTCAAAGCTTGATGACAAGAACTTGCCAATCTTACTCTCTGAAAACATCTCGGATATCTTATTGAATGCCATTCCTATTCTATTTTTAAGTTTCGTGCCAAGTTGTTCTAAAGATTTACCTAAACCTTCAAACTTACCTTTAAATGCATTGAGTAAGTTACCAGGTAAAAGCTTACGTAAGAAGTTGATATAACCTTGGACTAAACCTAATAAAGTGCCAAGAGCAGCACCTAAAGCAGCTAACAATAATGGTAATGCATTCTTATCGTCAGCTTTTTTCTTTACCATTAAACCATCACGTATTTCTTCGAGCAATCGCAATTCTTTGCTCTTATAATCTTTATCTTCTATGTCTTGTTGACTTAAATCGTTCTTAGATTGAGGTGGGACTTGTTTCCTAGAACCCTTTATGAATCCTGCAAGAGTATTAGTACTATTTTCGATAGCCTTAGTCATCTTAATTATATTTTTATTAAGATTAACGTTTAGAGACGTATTGATCTTTTTAAGTTCTGATAAGATATTATTTTCAGACGATATATCGCTACCAGTAGGCATGTTACCTATCTGCGATTTTACAGTAGAGCTTAAACCTGAAAGTTTCTCAGATTGCTGTTTCTGTAAGATATACTCTAATGATAGTGATGGATCTTTCTTAGCCATTATTGGTTATTTTCCTGTCTTTGTTTTTCTTCTTCTAAATACTTAATTAACATAGCAACGTAGATATCTCTCTCAAATGGTATCATATTCTCTAAGTCTTCTAAACTATAATGATGATACTGCATCAAAGCAAAATTCATTTTATAGAAGTTATGCAAAGACTCATGAGAGAGATTAACTAAAAAAAACTTTGCAGACCCTCTAATACTTTGTGATGCTCTTTGTTACACACTGGACACTTATAGTCAATACCGTGTCTTAACTTAGGCATCGTCTCAAAGAACTTCTGAACTTTTGCAAACTGTTCAGATGATAAGTTATTAAGGAATTGTAATAATTCTTCTTTACTTTGTTCTTTAGCATGATATACTTGAGAAGAATCATAGATAGCATCAATACACTCGATCACTATACTGAACACTGCATCAAGGTTTGCACTATCTAAGTTCTCTAACTTCTTAATAACGTCAATGGTTGGGTACTTCATTAACACACCTACGTCATCAAATAACTCTATGTTATTTGTATGCGCTTGATCCTTTTCTACTTGGATCTTAGTTAAATCTATTTCTACTTTAGCTACTGCTTTTTCATCTTCACATGTATCACATCTAATCATTAATTCAGCGATCTCACCTACAGATTTTGCTCTGATCTGTGTAAATACGTATTCAATGTCAAATGTAGCAAACGTATCTACATCTATATTATCTTTAAGGCACGACTTAATCACACCTTTAAGAGATTCAACCATTACTTTAGGATCTTCTGACTGATGCGCTAAGAGTAATGCTTTCTCCTCTTTAATTAAAAACGGTCTATACTTAACTTCTTTACCAGTTGATGGTAACACCAATGTATAGGTTGGTGTATTGTTCATAGGTAATGCCATACTATTCTCCTTTATGTATATCCTTAAGCATCTTACTCAACTCACTTGTAGATCCCACGAATATCGCGTTGTTGTTCGTCACTTGTTTATTTGGATGTCCTTCTTGTTGCTTAGGTGCATCCAACTTTTGTTTACGTTCACTCAATGCTAATAGCTGCTCGTTAGTGTCAGCTAGTTGTTTCATCAAGTTTCCTACCACCTCAAAGGCTCTTGGATGCTCAGACTGTTTGGCTATCTCTAGCGCATGGTATAATGCATCTTGTCCTTGATTCAATAACTTATGTAGGTTATTACGAGCTGAATCATAATCGTAATCTACATTCTCTTCAACTTTATTAGAAGCAGGAACTATCTCGTTCCCGCCACTAACTACTTCACCCGGTTTAAGAGGCTCTACGTTAAAAACCTTTGACAAATTATCATCAGACTTCATAACAATACCTTATATTAAGTTATCTTTCTTTTTGGTGTTGCTCTTGCTGGGGTATCTGCTGCAACTTCTGGCTCACTGTAATCTTCTACACTTGGTGGAGCTGGAGGTGTTGGAGCTGCCGGAGCTGGACTAGGAGCTGTTGGTCTTGGCGGCACCGGCATTGGCATTTGCTGCGGAGCCGCATCAGCTTTTTTTGATGATGAGTATGCATTCGCACCAAAGAAAGCAGCTACTAAAGCTGAGATAGCCACAAAGTATGTAGGAGCAATATTGCCAATAATAGTTGCTGCATCATCCACGTCTAACCATGAAGCGATAACGATAGTTGCTGGATAGAGTAACATACCCCATAGAGCGAACCATGTCATTTTACGCATTGCGTCGCGTTGAGCGTCTTGATCTTCAAGCTCTTTACGCTTGAACTCTAGATACATGGCTAGTTCTTGGCTACTAACATAGCCGTCACCATTTGTATCTGCTTCTTGTAAATGTTGGTAAGCGTTATCACTTACACCTTGTTTTCTATTTTCCATTTTAAGTCCTTAAGTTAATATAGTTCCACGACCTGTAGTCGCTGTTTCTGCAGAGAATAACGAAGCTCTTCCTTGTTCAAATGAGTTAAATCCTGTTTGATACTGATCAAAGTTTGTAAAATATGTATCAGGTATTTGTTGTTTATCCGTAAAGAAGTCACCAAACAAACTATTAGTTGTTGCTGTTTCAGGCTTAGCATTTACAGTTACAGAACTTGATATCCAATACTTATAATTCATGCTTACAGTCATCTTCATCACATCCTTAGCGGCATAATCCATAGTTACAGGATTTAAAACTTTAGGATAGCATTGATATAGTACTACCTGATATCTAGTTTTATCTGCTACGTCAAACACTTCAATAGTAATGTCAGTAGTATAATCTTTATAATAATTAAAGTTTCTTGTTGTTGGGTTTTGTATTGCTCCCATCCAACTATCAAACATTCGCTTCACGGTCATGCCATTATCCACATAGAAGCTTATGTTTATATTATCATATAGCTTGTTAAATGGAACCTCTCTATACTCACCATATGTTTTAGCCAGTGTAGTTTCAAGATTTATACCTGGCAAATTAATACTATCACAATACAATAATACCTTACGTAAATCTTTTACTGAATTACCTAAGGATCTGGGAGGTTGCATTACTACAGCGAACCTAGATGATCTCATCAAGCCTTCGCTCTTTATGTTTGCTATAAATTGATTTAGTGTTGCCATTAATACCCCATCGAATCTTTCCAGACTCTGTTCTTAGTTGCGCCAACAAATTGTTCTACTGGTAACATAACCGCTGTAGCCCAGTCTGGAGCGTCTATCTTTCTAAATGTAGACTTGACATGATTAATCAAATAATGCTTAACGCATGGTTCTGCTGATTTAAACTTACTGACCCCGTTTATTAAGCTCCATGAATACCTAATACGAGTATTTTCACTTAGGTTTCTGTCAGAAACAAAGTCCATTAAGCTTTGAAGTAACATCATCCTAGGTTGATAAGGTAGATAATGTAAGTTTAACCCTATAAACCCTCCAGCTGCCTTTTTAAATGGCAACACTAGCGGAAACCTATCATAGTATTCAAGGCTATCTTTACCCTTAGGATCGTATATAAACATGTACATTGATCCTGGGAGTATAGTATTCTTGACTCGTTTAGCATCAGAATTTAATACTTTATCTGCAGTTAAATTTTGTCTTCCAAGAAGCATAGCTTGTTGTTGAAACCATGCTCTAGACTTGATAGCAGCTTCTTTTAAGTTATATTGATTCTTAGCAAATACGTCTTTAATTATTTGAGCCATTTGATTATTTATATGTTAATTTAGACCTAATTCATTTTCAGTAATGATAACGAATTCATAGCCTCTGTCTTTACACCATTCTGTGGCAGCTTTCCATTTAGCTTGGTTTTTTATAAAAGTAACTGACTCCATCAAATAGTGTTTAGTCTTTTTGCCGGGAAACACTGGAGGCTGTGTCTGTTTAGCTGGTTTGACTTCAACCAGATACGTCTTGGTTTGGTTATCCTTAGTCTTAACTCTTATCTTAAAGTCTATGAAGTACCTATGCAGTCTATTATCAGTAGGACACCTGTATGGGACAATTGTCTCTTCAGAACACCACTTTATGATAGATGGGTTCTTATCACACCAGGAGGCAAAGCGAGTCTCCCAACTAGATCTCATGATAATGTTGGTAGGATCCCCTTCATACTTCTCAGGAAACATTGGTTTATATCTTCGTTTATGAAACATCTTATGTATTTATTATAAATAATCAATAAACGTTTAGGAAAGCAAATGGCTGATCCAATACCAAGTATCTTAGTAAGTACTCCAGTATCACCGGTAGGTGATTCCAACCCAGATAATTTAGGCCGAGGTGATAACCTTTATACTCGTAGAGGCGGTCCCGCTACGTTTGATAAAAACAAATATCAAATAGACCAGCTACAATATCCATCAGATCTCATGGGTTCGTTAAATCAATATGGTGGAAACTATGCTATATTTTATATAAATGTGGCTTCCGACTCTAAGTTATTAAAACAAAATCCTGAATTAAAAGTAGAAGATGCTACTCCAAGAGATTATGGTGATTTATCTGCATTATCATATGAATATGGTAACAAAGTAGAAAATGTGATAGCTGGTACTGCTGTACCCGCTGGTGTTACTGGGTTAGTAGCAAATGCTGGACTAAAAACGCTTAGTACTATTGCTGGAGTATCTGTTGCTGCTGACCTTGCATTAAAACAAGTAGCTTCTACATTTTCAGGCCAAAAGAAAAGATTAAAGACTGCTATTGCACTTCATGCACCAAACACCATGCAAACCACTTATAGTGTTAATTATGAAGAAGAAGATCTTGATATCTATGCTATGGGTCTTGCCGGATCTTCTGCGTTACAAAAGGCTGCCACACAAAAGAACATGAGTAACGTTGTGCAAGATGCATTAAGAAACCCTAATGTAGTTGCTGGTGCAGTGTCTGCTGCATTTAAAATACCTGGAACTGGAGGAGTATCAAGACTTACTGGACTTGCTCCTAATCCAAGAAAAGAGCAACTATTTAAGAACGTTAATTTCCGTACATTTACATTTGATTATCAATTCTATCCAAGAGATGCTATTGAAGCTAGAAATGTAGAGAATATTATTAAAGAGTTTAAATACCATATGCATCCTGAATTTAAAGATGCTAATAACTTTTTATATGTTTATCCTTCAGAATTTGATATATTTTACTATAAAGATACCCAGGAAAATACTCATGTCAACAGACATACTTCATGTGTACTTACAGACATGACAGTTAATTATACTCCAAATGGTCAGTTTACTGCATTTCCTGACGTCACCCCTACACAAATAAACATTACATTAACATTTAAAGAACTTGCAACTCTTACAAAAGAGAAAATTGCGGACGGGCTATAATCTATGTATTTTGATAATTTTCCATCATTCTTATACCCATTTAATATCAAGAATAAAGTTGAATACAAACTTGTTAAAGATATATCTCAGAACGTACGTGTTAGAAAAGAGATCTTATCTAGGGTAACATTATATGATGAGTATGATATCCGTGATGGTGAGACCCCAGAAATCATAGCAGAAAAAGTATATGGTTCTCCAGCATATCATTGGGTAGTAATGTTGTGCAATGAAAGGTATAATTATATTGATGACTTTCCAATGACGTCTACTCAACTTGAAAACCACATAGACGAAAAATATGGTTCAGCAAAGTATGATACTCATCACTATATAGATTCTAATGGGTTTATAGTTGATTCGTCTGCTGCAACCGCGACATCAGTTTCAAATTATGACTATGAGTACGCTACTAATGAATCTAAACGCAGGATTAAATTAATCTCATCTTCACTATTAAATACAATAATCAAAAACTTTAAAGAACTTATATAATGGCAGCTAATAATGAAGTAATACGATTTGCTGGAGATGTCAGCATTGACAATATTGAAATCATCTCCTCTAATGGCTTTGGCCAAGAAGTAACAAATCAAGTGGTTGCGATTGAGATTTATGAAGATCTATTCTCCCCATTTATATCCGGCGTAGTAGCTCTAAAAGATTCTTTAGACTTAGCAAACCTGTTTCCGCTTGTAGGTGAAGAATACATCAATATCAAACTCCATACGCCATCGTTTGAAAATAAAGATAAGATTATTAATGATCAATTCTATATCTTTAAGATGACTAATCGTGAGATGGCGGGTGATCGTAGTGTAATCTATGAACTACACTTCATGACAAGAGAAGCTGTAGTAGATTTAAATAAAAAAGTTAGTAAATGCTATCAAGGCAAATGTTCAGATATTGCAAAGTCAATCATAGCAGATACAAAAGATGGGTTGGAATCAAAGAAGACTATTATCGTTGAAGACACTCCAAATGGAATTAAATTTATATCTAACTACTGGCCTCCAGTCCAATCATTAAACTATGCAGCAGAGACTGCTGCTAATCAAAACGGAAATGCTTCTTATATATTCTTTGAAAACCGTAAGGGTTTAAACTTTGTATCACTAGAGTCTTTATATCAAGGAGGCATCGTACAAGAATTTGTATATGATGCATATATGAGAGAGTTTACTCCAGATGGTAGATCGTTTCGTAGCGTAGAGGAAGAATATAAACGTATTATAACTATTAGTATACCTAAAGTGTATGATTATATAGAACGCGCACGATCTGGTATGTTTGCTTCTAAGATGATTAACTATGACTTAACAACCAAAAAGTATGTAGTTAAAAACTTTGATATGTTAGAAGATTTTCCAAAAGAGAAACATTTAAACAAATTCTCTTCAGTGTCTAATAAAGCTATTCGCAGAACAAACGCAATGGTGTTTACTTATCCTAAGTACTTTGGAAATTTTAATAACTTTGGAGACGTCACCAACGCTAGAACAATACAAAAGCGAATGTCATTATTACAGCAAGCAGAGACCACAAAGATAGAAATAGTAGTTCCAGGTAGAACAGATTATACTGTTGGTCAAAAGATATATCTAAGATTAAATAAATTTAATCCTATAGAAACTTCAGATTCTAACCAAGATACTTTAGACAATATGTTCTCTGGAAATTATTTAATAAGTGCTATAAATCATTCTATAGATAGAGAAAAACACCAATGCCATATTGAATTAATTAAAGATACATTCATAGTTGATTTGAATGGAGGTGGGAAGTAATGAAATTATATACTGGAGTAGTTGAAAATAGACAAGACCCTCTAAAGCTTGGAAGATGTCAAGTTAGAGTAGTCGGTTTACATAACCATGATAAGAGTCAGTTAAAGACTGAAGACTTACCGTGGGCATACCCTATGCAGCCAATAACTTCTGCTGGCATATCAGGCATAGGTCATTCACCATTAGGACCAGTTGAGGGAACCTGGGTCGTCATCATGTTTAGAGACGATGACGAACAACAACCCATCATCTTAGGATCTATCGGAGGTATCCCACAATCTCAAAGCACTATAGACTATGACAACGAAGAAGTAATACTTAAACAAGACGGATATCTTTCATCATCTGGAGAACAAACACTTACTGGTGAAAATGGTACTACTACCGTAAATTCTAGCAATGAACGAGTAGAAGAAGACATTGGATTAAATCCAGCTAGTAGTTATACCCCATCTTCTGATGCAACCAACCTTATTAAACAATATGAAGGATTAAGACTAACAGCTTATCAAGATACTGGTGGTGTATGGACTATTGGTTATGGCACGACTTCTATCAATGGAGTGCCGGTTTATGAAGGTCAAACTATCACAGAAGCACAAGCTGATGAGTATTTAACTACGCATTTAACAACTTCTGTATCACCTATCGTAAACTCTAAGACTAAAGCTCCCATCACACAATCTATGTATGATGCCTTATGTTGCTTTACGTATAATTTAGGTTCAGGCAACTTTAGCAAATCAATTCTACTAAAAGAATTAAACGCAGGCAAGTACCTTGATGCCGCAACTATGTTTAGTGATTGGATAAAAGATGATGGAGTGGTACTTCCTGGATTAGTTAGAAGACGAGGATCCGAGAAAGATTTATTCTTAAAAGATGGTGTACCAAATATCTCTGGAGAACTTAGTCCGCCAATATCTGAAACACCTGCAGTAGATTCTGCAGCAGATAGTTCAGGTTTAAAAACATCTTCAAGCCAATCTACATCTCTTGGGTTTAAAGATCCTAAAGGTAAGTATCCGCTTTATCTAAATGAGCCAGACACTAATAAACTAGCAAGACACGAAGATATTAAGAAGACTATCGTTCGTAAGAAAGAAATAGCAAGAGAGAAGGGCGTCATCTCTGCATTTAATATATCATGGGACCAATCACCAATCCCATACAATTCAGTGTATCCATATAATCATGTATTCATGTCAGAGTCTGGTCATGTCATGGAATTTGATGATACTCCAAACTCTGAGCGCGTGCATATCTATCATAAGACTGGCACTTATACAGAGATCGACTCTAACGGTACAGAAGTCAAACGTATAGTAGGCGATAAGTATGAGATACTTGAACGCAACGGACACCTATACGTTAAAGGATCTGCTGACGTCACCATCGATGGTAACCATAATGTTAAGATCAACAATGCACTAAACGTTGAGGTGTCTGGTAAGACAAAAATTAATGTTTATAATGACGTTGAGATGAACGTGTCTGGTAAGATGGACTTATCAGTAAAAGAAGATCTAAACATTCGCGCTAATAACATCAACATGGAAGCTGTTGGTAATATCAACCTTGCCTCTGCTTCTATAAGAGAACAAGCAAATGATATCAACGTTACTGCTAGCACATATAAAGAAACAGTTGGAACATCAAGCTATCGTCATACCGGTACTAAGTACACATATCTTGGTGGAGATACCTACACTGTAGCTATATCAGGTAAGACTGATTATAGTTGTCCAACAAGTAGATCTGGCGGATCATCATGCCCAAGTATTGATAGTGCTACTGGCGCAAGTACGACTGGACTCTCATCTCCTGGAGAAAAACAAACTCCAGAGATGCCAACATTTGCTGAGTTAGTAGTGTTAACTCGCGGCGTTGAAGCTGCAGCGCATTATGAAACGCCTGAGGAAGGTGATCCATCAGAGTATATAGACAAACGAATCTCAGACGGTACATTAGATCCTGATGATAAAGACTACGGGACTTCTCAAGGCACTGCTTCTGCAGCGGCAAATAACGTTACACCTTTACCACAGAGCTGTAACATCATCAACTCTATGGAGAAGTTTACTCCAGACTTAATACTATCACCACACTTTAGTCTTGGTGGTTTAACTAAGGGCGGTTCAAGGATGCCTGTAAACCAACAGGGTTTAACCGCACAAGAGATCGTATGTAACCTTAAAGGTCTTGCTGAGAATTGTCTTGAGCCTATCATTAACTTGTATCCAGGTATGGTGATAACTTCAGGATACAGGAGACCTGGCGATGTACCTAAGTCATCTGCTACATCACAACACTACTTAGGTCAAGCAGCAGACTTCATCATTCCAGGGTTTAACAGAGAAAGACACTATGAAGCCATACAAGCTATCCAACAGATCATACCATATGACCAATTGATATTAGAGTATTCTGGTAAGACTACGGTATGGATCCATGTGTCGTTTAAGTATACTGCTAATAGGCTTATGGCTTTTACCATGAGGGATCATGCTAAAGTTGGAGATACTGGCCAGTTTACACTAATAGGATAATATTGTATAAAGCATATAAATAAGACATGGCACGCAATACACGTACATTTTCAGACTTAGACCTTAACTTCACTAAACACCCTGTGACTAAGGATGTCGTACGTAAGTTTGACGAGGAAGCTATCAAAGCTGCAGTAAAAAACTTAGTTTTAACACAGAATTACGAGAGACCGTTTCATTCAGAGATAGGTTCTCAGATTAGAGGGTTATTGTTTGAGCCAGCTACCCCTATGTTAAATATAACGCTCAAGAGAGCTATAACTGATACCATCATTAACTTTGAACCAAGAGTTAGATTAGATGAAGTATTAGTTACTGTCTCCCCAGATAATAATGAAGTCTATGTATCAATAGAATTTACTATTATTAATACAACGCGACCAGTAACTGTCGATTTAATACTAACGAGAACCCGATAATGGCAAATAAAAACATTACTACTTCTGAGCTAGACTTTGATGCAATTAAATCCAATTTAAAAACTTTCTTACAAGGTCAGGCAGCTTTTGCTGATTACGACTTTGAGGGAGCCGGACTTTCCGTACTATTGGATATACTTGCATACAATACCCACTACAACGCTCTATATACAAACTTAGCTGTCAATGAATCCTTTTTGGATTCCGCCAGCAAACGATCAAGCGTCGTTTCAAGAGCTAAAGAAATTGGGTACGTGCCTTACTCATCATCTGCTGCCACAGCTACCGAGAATATAGTAGTATCTGGTACTACTTCATCTCCAGCAACATTGACTTTACCGGCATATAGTGCATTCAACACAACTATAGAAGGCACACAGTTTACATTTTATAATACAGAGAGCATAGTAACTACTCGTGTTGGTTCAACTTATACTTTTCAAGGAGTACAAATCAAAGAAGGAACTCCGTTATCATTTAAATATACAGTTGCAGATGGTGTACGATACACTATCCCAAATCAAAATGTAGATATGTCAACACTAGCTGTAAGGGTGCAAGATAACTCTGCTTCTTCTGTATTTACAACATTTGTAAATCAAGAAGATTTATTAAACTTGGATGGAGATTCTAGAGTATACTTTATCAAAGAAATCGAAGGCCAACTATATGAATTAGAGTTTGGTAACGGAGTCATTGGTAAGGCTTTAGAAAATGGTAACATAGTTAATCTAACATACTTAGTAACAAATGAAGAAGCTGGTAATGGAGCTCGTGTGTTTGCATACAATGGTTCAACACTATTAGGTGGGTCAGTAGCAGTTACTACTACCACTCCAGCAGTAGGAGGATCTCCTGCAGAGACTATCGAGTCTATAAGGTATAATGCTCCTAGATCATACTCGTCACAAAATAGAGCTGTTACAGTTGAAGACTATAGAGCTATAATATTTAGATTATACCCAGAAGCCCAAACTATCAATGTTTGGGGCGGAGAAGACAATGACCCTCCAATCTATGGTAAAGTATTTTTATCTATCAAACCTACCACTACTGACGTATTGACTCAAAATCAAAAAGATTATATTATAGATTCTATCTTAAAACAAAAGAACGTTGTATCTATCACTCCTGAGATAGTAGATCCAGAATATATTAGTCTACAAGTAACATGTTCGGCTTACTATAACCCGCGTTTAACAGTTAGATCTGAGAATACACTTAAAGAGTTAGTTATCCAAACCATAAAAGACTATAACACTGATAACTTAAATTCATTTACTGGAGTATTTAGACATTCAAACCTTAGTGCATTGATCGATAATACAGAAGACGCTATAGTTAGTAACATCACTACAATCAAACTGCATCGTGAAATAAATGTACAGTACAATACAAATGCAAATTATACGATTAACTTAGCAAACCCAATCTATGGATCTGGAGTGCCAGAAGAATCTATTACATCTCATGGATTCTATATTGCTGGAAATGATAATATAATGTATATTGAAGATCTACCTACAGATCATTTTACTGGTCAATTAAGATTATTTTACTTTAGTAATACAGGGGAAAAAGTATACATAAGAACATTTGGTTCTGTAGATTATCCTAATGGAATTATAAGACTAACAGAGCTTGAGATTACTGGTATTGATTTAACACAAAGCCCAGTATTAGAATTAATAATTAAACCACAATCAAACGATGTGGTATCAATTAGAAATCAATTAGTTACCATACCTGACGAAAACATCATCGTAAACGTAATACTAGATAAAGTTTCAGTAGGTGATCCAGGTGGCGGCACAAACTACATATTTACTTCAAGTAGGAACTAATGTCAGTTAACTTAAAGTCTGTAGTATCTAAACAGCTCCCAGAATTTGTACGGGCTGACTACCCACTTTTCGTTGAATTCATAGAAGCATACTATGAGTTCTTAAATGCTAAAACATTTACGGTAGGTGCAACTAGTTTTCAGGGAGGAAACCAACAAAGAAACCTAACTGAGCTAAGAGATTTAGATGATACTATTGATGAGTTTATCCAATACTTTAAGAATGAGCTTGATATATTTGGTGATAACTATGAATTTATAGATAGAGCATTCTTTTTAAGAAAAGCTAAGCAGATATTTACTGCAAAGGGAACAGAAGCTTCATATAAGTTTTTATTCAAGTTATTATATAATAAAGATGCCGAGATCCACTATCCATGGGATCAAGTACTTAAAGCATCCGATGGCAAATGGCAACAAGAGATGTCTATATTTGTTGACATATCAGCAGGAGACGCTTTTAATTTAGTTGGAAATAGAATCAACTTAAATGGTACTAACCTTTCCATCAAAGTATTTGTGACACGAGTAGAATATTACAGAGATAATATCTATCAGCTATACATCGATAAAAGTTATTATGGCACGATTCAAACTGGATATACCATCGATGATGATGGTGTGGTAGGTACAATCATCCCTACTACCGTAGGCTATGAAATACTTAATAAAGGTATTGGATTTAAAGTTGGAACGTTCTTTGAAACAGCTACAATTTCAAATGGTCAAGTAATTACACAAAAATTAAAAGTTACAAAAGTTGACTCAAACGGAGGCATACTTGCATTAACCACAATTCAATTTGGTGCGGGTTATGCACTAGACTTCTTTTCAACTAAGAGTGTAACAGACATCATTTATGATGCAAGCTTAACAATTGATAAGAATAGTACTAGACAGTTCTCAATCCCCAATGATACATTTATTGAAAATTATGTGGATTTTGGTTACTTAATTTCACCAATATACTCCGAAATAGATTATTCAGATAATACATACGCCGGGGTATTATTAAATCAATGGTATCAACAAACTGAGGCTGGAGCTAATGAAATAGTAAACTTTGCCATCATTAAGTTTACTATTGGAGCTGTTGCTAAGTATCAGGGACAGTTTATCAACAACGACGGGTTCTTAGATGATGATATCTATCTTCAAGATAGTAGGTATTACCAAAAGTTTTCATATGTTATTACTATCAACCAAAGCTTAGATAAGTACAAATCATTAATTAAATCATACCTACATCCTACTGGTACAGCATTATTCTCTAATTATCAGATCCAAGCTACTTTTGCTCCTACAGTATCTGCTACGTTTGAACTAGGAGAATGGCAATCTGGTGCTTCTACAACTCAGATAAATAGATCTATTAGAGATATGTTTGTATATCCAGTGGATTCTGGTGGAGTAATCAGAAGAGAGCCATATGATATTGACTACTTTGAGTTAGAAGGATTCTATAACCCACCTACCGCATATAGATTCTATGGTGATGCTAGAAACGTTTTAAGTTCAACAGTTAGCATGGACGATTCAGGATCAGCTTCGGTTGATATAGCATTTAATGCTGCCACAGCAGTCGATGATAGTCTTGAGACTATTACATATGCAAATCATGGATTCTCTACACAAGACGCTGTAGTATATAGAACAAATGGTGGCACAGCTATTGGGGGCTTATCTAATCTAAATACATATTATGTATACAAAGTAGACAATGATACAATAAAATTAGCTACATCCGCAGCTAATGCATTAGGCGGTTTAACAATTAATTTAACAGATGGTGTAGGATCTAATCATACGCTAACAAAAACAAGGAATTTTTAAGGAGTAATATATGTTACAATCGAACGTAAAACTTACAGGTAAATTAGTCATCAAGAAGTTTGATGCAGTTAAAAACTTAGTGTATGAAACAGAAGTAAACAATTTGGTAGTTACTTCAGGAAAACAATTTCTAGCTTCTAGAATAATTGCAAACACTGCAAGCGTTATGGGTTATATGGCTATTGGTGATGATGCATCATCAGCGTCAGCATCTCAGACAACATTAGTTAATGAGTTAGCCCGTGTTGCTGTAGATTCTGCAACTGCATCTGGTGTCAATGCTACATTTGTAGCAACATTTCCAGCGGGTACCGGTACTGGAGATATCGTTGAAGCTTCTATCACTAACGCTGCAGCAAGTGCAGTTATATCTTTTGACGGAGACGATGTTGATGATGGTGGTGATACTATCCCATATGTTGGTCATGGATTCGATACTGGTGACTTGGTTACTTATACTGATGGTGGTAACACAGTGATAACTAACTTAACTGACGGAGCGCAATATTACATCATTAAAGTTAATGATGACGTAGTTAAGCTTGCGTCATCTGCAGCTAATGCGATTGATGGCATTGCAATAAATATTACAGGCACTTCAGGTGCAGGACATAAACTAACAGCTGGTACAATGTTATGCAGAACAACATTCCCAATAATTACTAAATCTTCATCTGAAACTATAGCTATTCAATGGGTGATCACTGTAGGATAATAAAATATGGCAACATCGTACGAAATATTCACGTCTAGGTTCAAAAAAACTATCATTGATGCAGTATATCAAGAGATCGTCTCTAAAACCGCTACGTACTATCATTGGTATGGTAAAGAAAACTTGTGGACAGACTTCTTAAGTCCGTTTATTCCATCAAGTCCATCTGATATACCAGGAGAGCCTTCATATAACTTTAGATATGAGTTACATGTTAGACGCGATATATTAACTGCTAAAAAGATTAAACCTTCTGATGTGTCTTATGTAATACGCCGCATAGATTGGGAATTTAATACTACCTATGACATGTATGATGATGCTATAGAATATGTTTCAGGTGTAGGATATGGACCTGCACAATCAGGAGCTACTAAATTAGAAGATGCAAACTTCTATGTATTAACATCCCAATATAACGTATATAAATGTATTTGGAATAATAATGATTCTCCTTCTACAGTCATGCCAACTGGTACGACTCATCAAATCTTTACTACAGCTGATGGATATAGATGGAAATTTATGTATGCTCTTCCAATATCATTAAGAAACAAATTTTTATCTACGGCATATATGCCAGTAACTACGTCGCTTAAAGCTCCATACTATTCAAACGGGGCCATTAATTCTGTAACCATCGATAGCGGCGGGGCTGGATATAATATAGCAACTACTACTGCTGAAATTATTGGAGATGGTTATAAAGAAGAAAACCCATATATCATAGATTCTATTACTATAGATGATGCAGGTGATTCATATTCTACTACTCCAACTATTACAATTGCAGAACCATATATTGCTATTGCTTGGACAGCTAGTGCTAATATCCTTGTTGGCACTTATATTAAACACTATAACTCTGCTACACAACGTACAAACTATTACTATGTTATCTCTGGCACACTATTGGGAACATCTGGTCCAACACATACTTCAGGAACTGTAACTAATGGCAGTGCACAGTTGCAGTATGTTGCGTCCCAAGCACTAGCTTCATGCACATTAACTGGAAATGCAATAACTACAGTCACCCTTGACTATGAAGGATATGGATATACAACCACACCTGAGGTAACCACTTCTGCGGGTATTACTAAAGACGACGATTATGCTATAGCTAGTGCATACAATACCGGAGACATATTAAAGTCAGGATTAAAATACTATGAGGTTACTACGGGTGGAACTACTAGTACAACAGCTCCTACTCATACTTCAGGTTCTGCAGCTAATGGCACAACAGTATTGGCATATTTGGGAAGAGATGCAACGCTATCCGCAGATACCACCAAGACTGAAGCAGAGATATCTTTAGAGATTAGCCCAGGAACTGATGCTGTATTTCAAGTAGTTATAACTTCTGCTGGTACAAAATACGCTGAAGCTCCAACTGTAACATTCTCGAATCCAGAAACTTTAGGAGGCACTACTGCAACAGGTACAGCTGCAATAGCATCAGGAGGAGTGTTATACATTACTATAACAGATCCAGGTAATGGTTATGTTGCTATTCCTACAGCAACTATATCTAATCCACAAATCACATTTAATGGTGCTACTGATTTAAATGATTCGACAGAAACAATTTCATACTCTACTCACAGACTAATTACTGGTGATACTGTAACATACTCTAATGGCGGTGGTACATCGATTGGAGGTTTAACTTCAGGTAACACTACAGCTGGTTCATTTATTACAAGCGCTGTTTATATTATCAGAAGTTTAGGTAATACTACACAGTTACAATGGAATACTGCAGCTGGTACAAGCGGAGTTACGTATGCTGTTGGTGATATATTCACAGCCGCTGCCGCCGGAACGGGAACAGGTGCTGCACAAAGGGTATACTACATTATTAGAACTGATGCCAATAGCTTTAAACTCGCTACGACGTCTGCAAATGCTTCAGCAGGAACTGCTATCAACTTAACAGATGGTGTAGGAGATGCTCATACATTAACATCAACAGATGAAGCTGCACTAGGAACTGTCGTGCTCGGTACTGGAGGAGAGATAGTTGGGTATAGCATAGACAATTCAGGTATCGGATATACTAATGCAAATGTTATCATAACTGACTCATCTGGTTCTGGTTCAGGGGCTCAACTATCAGTAGATTTCGATGTTGGTAATGTTAACACATTACAATCGAACGTAGAACTATTAGCTGTGCCAGGATCTATTGAAGCTATTAAAGTAGAGGAAGGTGGTACAGGGTATGGTGCAGCTGTTGTAGAAATCTTAGGAGACGGTCAAGGAGCAACAGCTGAAGCTGTGGTAACTGGAGGTAAAGTTGTAGCTGTTAACATGTTGACTACTGGATCTGGATATACTTGGACCGATGTAGTTGTGACCGGAGGATTGGGAACTGGATGTCTAGCAAGAGCAATCATGTCTCCGTTAGGAGGTCATGGATTCAATGCTGTTGAAGAATTATATGCAAGATCACTACAATTCTACACCGCAATGTCCAAAGACTTAAATCAAGGTTTAGAAATAAAAAATGATTATCGTAAGGCTGGATTGATTAGAAACCTCAAGAAGTTTGGTACTAACCAAAGATTTACAGAAGAGATTGGATCTGGTTGTGTATTAATCACTGGTCAGTTTGATAAATTAAAACTAGAATACGATATGTTGTTACTTAAACAAGAAGCAACAGGACCCAACTATAAAAAATATCGTATAGTAGAATTTAATGATACTCAGATATTATTATCTGTTTTTAATAACTTTAGCATTAACATAGGTGACATTATCGTAACAGACCCAACAAATGGAGGATTAAACTTAAACCCAACAGTACCAGTGTCTACTATTACTGTGGAGAGTGTTTCAGAAAGAACTATTGATCAGTTCTCCGGAGACTTCATATTTTTCAGTGTCAGAGAACCATATGCTCCTTCAGATGATCAAATTATTACAATAAAAACCACTTTAACCTTATAAATATATAAAACATTGAAAGAGTAACCAGATATGTCACTTAATTTTAATATTAATCCTTACTATGACGATTTTGATGAAACCAAGAATTATCATCGAATCCTTTTTAGACCAGGATATGCAGTTCAAGCCAGAGAACTAACACAGCTCCAAACACAAATTCAAGACCAAATCAATAAATTTGGTAAGCATGTATTTGTCAATGGCTCTGTAGTTTTAGATGGAGGAAGATCATTTGAGAATGATATCTTGTCTATTAAATTAGACTCTTCATTTTCTGGAGCATCAGTAGATTATACTAAATTTACTGACACTATCATTACTGGTGCAACATCTGGAACTAAAGCTGTAGTTAAATTAGCTGTAGCAGCTACAGGCACAGATCCAATTACTCTATTAGTTAAAGTTATATCAGGCGGTACATTTACCGCTTCAGAAACTATTACTACAAACTCTGCAGTTGCCATTTCTGCTAAAGTACAAACTACAGATCCATTCAATGATGCTATCATATTCTCTGTAGATGATGGAGTATACTTCATTGATGGCAAATTTGTATACGTTGAAGCCCAAAAAATTGCAGTAGACAAATACACGAATACATCATCTAAGAATATAGGTTTCTTAGTAACTGAGAGTGAAGTAGATTCAGATGCTGATAGTACTTTACTAGATGGCGCACAAGGCACACCAAATTATGCAGCTCCTGGAGCTAATCGTTATGGTATAACATTAACACTAAGAGCAAAAGACTTAGCTACAGAATTAGATAACTTTATAGAGATAGCTCGAGTAGTTGATGGAGACTTAGTAGTTAATAGAGACAAGACAGTTTATTCTGAGATTGGTAAAGAGCTTGCTCGTAGAACATTTGATGAATCAGGTGACTACACAGTTAAGAAATGGCCTATACAAATATTAGACCATCAAGCAACTTCTCCTGATGCAACTAAGTTTACTGTAGCATTAGATCCAGGTAAAGGTTATGTTAAAGGCTATGAGTATGAAACTATCAATCAAGAGTTCTTAACATTAGATAGAGCTAGAGACACAGCTACTGCTACTGGTGTTAACGTTAGTCTTAACTATGGCAATTATTTACATGTTACTAGTGTATTTGGTGTATTCACTACAAATGCTGCATCAAGTCCATATACAAGTGTTGAATTACATAACGTAGTTAGAGGTTCAGTCGCAAACTCAAGTACAAGAATTGGCACAGCTAGAGTTAGGTTCATGAGATGGAGCTCAGGTACCGGTGCTAAGATAGATGATGTATACAGAATGTATCTCTTTAATATCACGATGAGCGGTGGTAGCTTTAAAGACGTAGAGTCTATTGTATATACTTCAGGCTCAGGAGCTTACGTCACAGCTGGTGCAAATATAGATTTACTAAGTAAAGTTGGCGGTTCTAGCGGTGGAGACGTATTCTTATCAGGTCAAGACGTTCCAGGTTTAGTATTCCCACTTTCTAATCAATATATCGATTCTATAAGTTCTGTAGAATATAGGATTCAAAGAACATTACCATTAATATTTAATGGTGGGGTCGCTAATAATGCGTCAGGTTGTCTTTTAGGTACCAATGAACAATGGGTAGGTTCATCTACTGTTAGCGCGGATGATAAGAATACTCATTATCACATCGTATTCAACACTGTATCAGCTGCCGGTGGCACTGGAATGGCTGCAGGTTCTATCTTAGATATGACAGCTGCAGGAAGAACAATTACTATTAGTGGTACACCTAATCAAAGCCATCAAATTACTGTTAATCTAAACGATGGTGCATTTGCAGGTACTGCCACACTTATCGCAAGTATTGATTTAAGTTCACAACTTTCTTCTACTAGAACTAAAACATTATCAGGATATACTAAGGGTGTAATTACAACAAACCTAAATCAAACTTTAGGTGGCAAAGATTTTATCGCAAATGCATCAGGTACTGCTGGTATTTCTGATGTATATGATATTTTAGGCGTATATAATATTGGTAGTGATACAGGATCAACTGTTACTGTTAATAGTACTACTGGTGCTATTACTTGGGGTGCTGTAGCTCGTACAGACGTTACTGCAAATTACACTCTAGATAACGGTCAACGTGCTGAATTTTATGATCATGGATCTTTAGTTCTTACAGGAACTGCTCCAGTAACTAATACAGACAATCTATTAGTTGTTTATAGAA